CACGATTGCCTGTGGTGATCGTTCGGTGATTCTCTAGAATGTTCTCTCGTAGACTACCTGCCACATTGACATTGTAGTTACCACCCACATCAACATTATAGTCACCAGTCACCTTCATGTTCAAGTTACCCTGATACACGAGATTACCATTACCCTCAATGATAACAGTCTGGTCACCACCAGTCACTTCTACCTTGTTGTTTACAGCAGAGATAATAACAGAACCATCTGCTCTCATCTCAACACCCGCACCTGTGCGATGTTTAATTAATACTCGTTCTCCACCGGGAGTGTCATCCTGTTCAATCACATGACCAGAGATAGTCTCTTGTACTTGGTTAAACGGATACTCGGATGGTCTCTGTGGTTGTATTCCCAAGGATACACCAATGTCACCACCCCCAACATAGAGGTTGTTTACCTTGGAACCACGAGATGCCTTATTGATAGATGTCCCAAAGTTATAGTCTCGTTTGGGATATTCACCTGTAGGGTCTTGCATACCATCTTGGGCAACACCCAAAGTATTCTCTAGTCCCTCACCGAGTTGCTCAACTCTTGTATTAAAATTGTCTTTTTTAGTTGTCACTGTTCATCTCCGATGGACTCAATGGTGAAGCATTCAATGGATCGTCTGTTCTGTTCTGTTTTCTGAACACAGACTCTACATAATCTACCACATCAAAATATGGATCAAGTTCATTGACATCAATATCGTTGTGACCAAATACTTGACCACCGGGAAATCTTCGGTAGTATCCATTCAAAAACTTCTCTAATGTCGTAAACTGTTCTCTTGTAAATGACTGAGAAGAAAGGTAGTCCGTTGGGTTGTCTTCACCCGTAGCAACATTAATACCACCAACCATCACAATACCAATAGAAAATTTGTCGTGACCATTTACTGGTGCGTGGTCACCCTGTATGTTCACTGGTCTGCCTCGTTGTAATCTACCATCTCTTCGTATAACATAATGGTATCCAATACCGTCATGTCCCAGATCAATCTGTATGTTATTTATCTCTATAGAACCGATGTCTTTATTGGTGTGAGTCTCGGATGCGTGAACAACAACCTCGGTCACCTCTCGTTCTACCCTAGTAAACTCTGCGTCTAGTTCTTCTACCGATGAAACATAGGTAAAGGTATCGTCTGGACTATTACGACCATCCCATTTGTCGGTACTGACGGGTTGACCTTCCTCGTACAGACTTGCGTCAATAACAACAGTACCAGAGATAGTAGTGTCCAGTTTAGACATTTTATCATCAATGGTGGAGATTTCTTGTTGTGCTCTCGCAATCTCTTGTTCGGGAACACCTTGTGCCTTTGCCTTTTCGATCATCTGAATTTGCATCTCTAATGAACTAGATGTCCCTTCGTCCGAGGCAATGATTTCTTTCATTCTACCCGTCACATTGTCTGATTTTCCTACCAGTGTCTTGACTGCTTCCTTCTTCTGTCTAGGATCACCACTAGTAAACTGTGAAAGGATTTGTTGTCTTTCCGCATCAGACGAAACAATACCACCGGGAACAAGATTAGCAATAAATTCACTAGCAGTCCCCGAAAGGTTTTCTGCCACATCCTGTAACACACCGGGAAGTCCACTCTCAACACGAGCATCAAACTCAGCATTAAAAGTATCTATCGCATCAGTTGCTTCATTGATAGCACTTTTTATATCTTTCAGATCAGTTCCAATCACTGCCTCAACATCTGCTAGAGTAGGAAGACTATCTTTTATTCCTTGAACTGTAACAAAGGTTGTGTTGTTGACGGCATCCTGTGCCGTTTGGATTGCGTCATTTATTGCGGCAACAGGTGATATGGCACCAAGAGTGTTTGCTAAATTACCTGCCACACTGATAGCACTCGTGACCGTTGCTATGAATCCCATGATTCCTCCACCCCCCACTGATTTGGGTTTTGCCGCATCTACAGCAGTGGTGAATTCGATCAATGACGCATATGCTTCTGCTTTTTTATCATCCGCAATCGCAACACATTGGGCAATACTTTCGGCAGTACCATCAGTGATAACTGCGAGGGCAGAAGTGGGATTACTTACCTTGATTGCGGGAAGTCCTGTCAGTGCGGTTACAGTAGTTTCTAAAGTACCAAACCCTCGTGCCTCGTCTGCGGAATCACGACCCGCACCTCGTAATACGGATAGATTACCACTACCATCAGAGTCTATACCTAATGTATTGAGAACAAGACCCCCTGCCGAATCTAAATCTGATTTGAATCGTAGGAACTCACCATTAGAGTCTACTACGGTATCTTTGGTGGCAACAATAAGGTTACCCAAAGCACCCGTTGAAGGAAACGCATCAGTAATCGCACCAACCGCACTGGTTATAACTTCTTCACTTGAGTTGGTAGATGCTCCCAGTGCTTTTATACCACCAAGAATCTCACCATCTGTTTGTCCAACAAGAGTTGTTCTCTTAGCATAGGTCTCGTCAATAGAAGACTGTGCCTTCTCTTGGAATCTACTTGTCTTTAGAGTAGTTCTTTTTGACTCACTCTTTAGGGTGTTATTTAATTTATTTTTATCTAACGACATTATACTATCCTATCCGTCAATCGTCTTGCTTGCAATTCTATTTGTTTCACATCGTTGGGTTTGTTCAAGTAATATTTACCCACTATGTGACAAATACCTTTATTGTCGAGTCTGTCAGATTGTAACAATCGTATGTTGGCAGAAGACTGAGTACCATTTAATTCATAAGCAACAAAGGACAATTGTGTGAGGAATTGATTATTATCGTTGGAGAACCTAAGAAGATCATTATATCGTCTATCGTCATATGCACCGACACCATTTGATTGTGGAGTAATACCAGTACGCATACCAGATACTTGTGAAAGTCCCGCAGTAATACCTATCGCTTGTTTCTCGGTATATCCTACATTCAAGAAGAACTTTACTGCGGTATTCTCTCGTGCAATTTTTACTCTAGAAGAAATATTACCAGAGTTATCGTTCTGAATATCAGTTACCTTCGGTTTGAATGTGTCGGTGATTTTATCCCAAAGTCCTTCTGGTTTGTTATCTTCCACAATATCTTCATCTGCCTGACCCAGTTGCACGGAGGTAGGAAACTCCACATGAGGAAGTGAACCTAACACGATGGGTGTCTGTGAGTTTACCCCATCCATGAACATACCAAATACTAATGCACTTGGTTGTAGTTGAGGCATTCTTCCTATACCAGATGCACCACCCTCGGTAGTAGGAACTACGCATTGTGCCCAAGGTAAGTCTGCTTGAGGAATCAGTCGAGTAGATTCTGTGTGTAATCCATGAACACGAATCTTCACACGACCCTCGAAACCATGTGGTGGTGAAGCATCTACAACAGTCGCAATGAACCATCGTGTGTTGTCACCATAGAACTCAGATAGAATTGGTTTCATTACGGAAGTTTCTCCAGTTTACAAAGATTCATAGAAACAGTATGTTGTGTCCCTGAGAATGTATGTCTCGTATCATAGATAATAAAATCACCAGACTTTGCTTTATCGATCAGGTCATCTTCATTCGCAGAAGAAGAACTTTCCACATTATCATTCACAACCTTTAAATTAACAATGTCCCCAACCGATGCCTTTGAGATAATAAACCCAGCACCCTCTACAACTACATTTAACATATTCTTGTACATATGGTTGAGTATGGAACGACTCTCTAGTTTCTTCTTAAAGTGATTTGTTTCATACTCATCGTGATAACTTTTCTTTCGACCATATGTTCCTGTTGATGTCACTGTATGATACTTCATTGAATCATAATCATCAACTAAAACATCTCCCATCTGAAACATTGGATCAAAGACATTCTGATGATCACCAATAACATTACTAGTCTTCAATCTATCTAGAACCTTTCTTATACTGTGGTGAGACTTGGACACCATACCAGTATTTAGATTAGTGTTGTCCAAAGAAGCACCCACCGCACCTTGTTGTACTAAGTTCAGAGTATTCGCCATTGCTGAAGTCTTGAGTGCCTTGATGGTGAAAGTTCTTTCAAATTCACTTTGACTCTCTGCACTTGATATGTTGGCGGGGTTATATGTGTAGGGTAGTCTTGAGTTCCATGCTTTTTGTGATAACATGGAATCTAGATTACCTAAACGCAGATTGTTATCATGCATTGATGCATACACAAAGAAAGGTGAACCAGTTACAGTTGTCGCACGATTGCATAACCACTTGATAGCATCTATGGGAGATAGGTTCGGAATTATTCCTCTCATATTCGTCTGTACTGGAAGTGAAGTTCCACCACCATTGGGTAATGCAAGGTATGAAGTATCGATGTCTAGTTTCATTTCGGTTGCAAGCAACTTGATCATTATCTCATCAATATTGCCATTGAACGACTTACTAATCTTTTTGAGTGATGATAAAAATGCGTGTTCGTCCATTAATGTGAACGAATATATACTAGACTTTCCGTTGTCATTTGACTTGACGGAATCTTCGATACCTGTCATAATGAATGTACGAGACATCACTGTACTCAAGTCATTGTCTACCGATGCCATGTCTATCGTAAATCTCTCGGTTCCTTGAAAGTTAATCTTATCAAAGAGTGCCTTGTCATCCAGAATAACCACTTGACCTGTAAGATAAGGTTTGTCCAGACTCTCAAAGATACTCAGTTCGGCAATAGATGTACGAACATCTAATTTATTACCGTCAATACCACCAAGACGATCTGCTGTGATCGTTGCCTTGGTAATCTTGAACTGTTGAGACTGTGTGGTTTTGTACTGACTCATTAAGTAACCTGTTTGTGGAAGTTATTAAACTCAGTGACCACTCTTTCAATTACTGATTGTTTCAAGACAGCAATTTGTTTCAACTCATCATTTCTATCTTCGACACGATTCCGATAGGTGACTGCTATTGCATCAGAGGGTGCGTTTAAAAAGTCGTATAGTGGCAAATCTATATGAACACCATCGGCATCTTCGTAGTGATGAACCGCATTGTACTGTGCTGATTCTGCGACCAATTGTGCAGTGTAGAATGCACCATCTGTAGCGGTGTATTGAATAGACTCATCCGAGGTGAATGTTTCATCGTTTACTGTTTCGATAACAAGTTGACCCATGTCAAGGTCTCGTTTTAAGATAGTGCCGACAGTACCACTCACACTTCCGGTTACAGTCGTTCCCACAGTAAAGTCAGATGCGAGGACAGAATTACTTGTGACGGTTCGATGTGGATATCTTGATTTCATCTCATCAAAAAGATGTGGTTGATCGATGGGCCATCCTGATTCACGGATGTGGTCATTCATCAAGAAGAATGTCCAGTAATAGTCCGTAGTCCCATATAACTTAAAGGACAGCGTATCTGGACGATCCCCCGCAATAATTGTATGTTTGGTAGAGAAACTAATACTGTCCTTGATACCATCAATAACATCAACGTATTGAGATAAATCATTAAAGAGGACTGGCGATTCATTGTTACCAAATCGGTATGACTTTAAACCAAAGTTTCTGAAATATTTTGTTCCCATTAGAATCCGTCCTCTTCAACATCTCTTCTGTTGAGTGTTCTACTTTCTTGGAATGCCAATGACATTTCAGTTTCTTGGAAGTTACCGTCAGAATGCATTGACATCGCAGTGTTGTTATATGTCACACTCACGTCTCGGAGGTAACACGGTTTAATCTTTGTGGCAATCTGTTCACCATCATATTCTATATTGATCTGAAACTTGTTTGGAAAACGATAACCGATAGAGATTGCACTTTCTCCGGGCATAGGTTGAATAATGTTTTCTGGATATAGTTCTGTTCGGAATAGTTTTACAATTTCCTTTACTTCTTCTGCTTCTTTTGCAGAGGTAGGAATGAATTTGAATACAAACGAGAACTCTCGGAGGTTTACTTGTTTGAACAGTACTCGTGTGTTGGGGTTTGATGTCACCCCTGCGGCAGACTTAAACGCACCCTGAATCTCATCTGGTAATGCGGATACGAGTTTCACCCCCGCTACTTTGGCAACGTCTTTGTTTGCCGAACCCTTCAGTGCAGCGGTCAAGGTTTTCATTCCACCCTCAACTATACCTCCCAATGCACTTCCTCCACCAACTAGTGAGGCTTCTGCTGCACCACCCAGTCCACCCAAGTCCACATTGTCATACGCAACAGCATCACGATATTGTAAACCGACAGGGAGATAAAGAGATACTTGTCGATCAGTCTTTTTCAGTGGTCTTTGTTTTACCTTAGTTGCAAATTGTTCTTGGTCACCTTGAAATGCATCGACCGCCTGAACATTATCTGCTTGGTTCTTAGAACCAGTGACTTCAGAAACCGTTTCACTCGTTGAGGTGAGACCTTTTTGCGCTATCTTTTCCACTTGACCTAAGACATTACCAAGATCAGTTTCTGCCTCTTTCATCACATTAAAGACAATACGACCTTTGTAGTCATCCGCATTGTTTAGAGGATACTCAAGGTTTTTCGCCTCTAGTGCGGATTTCACACCTTGGGGTTTAGTCTCATCTTTGGTTTCTTCATCTGCCATGTTAGTTTCTCTATAAATAAGTTAGAAATTCATTATCTTTATTTATAAGGTTTTTATGGCATATTCGGGTAGGTACAGAGTAAAAAATCCAAAGAAGTACCAAGGTGACTACACTGCTGTAGTCTATCGATCTCTATGGGAGAAACACGCATTCAAGTGGTGTGACGAAAATCCTGACATAAAGAAGTGGTCTTCTGAAGAAGTCATTATACCATATCTATATGAGGTTGACAAGCGTTATCATAGATATTTTATGGACTTGAAAATAGTTTGGGAACATGGTGCAACTTGGTTGGTTGAGATAAAACCAGACAAAGAACGCAGACCACCTACAGGTAGAAACAACACCAAGAGGTATTTGAACGAGGCAATGACCTTTGTTAAGAACCAGAACAAGTGGTCTGCCGCAGAAGAGTTTGCAAAGGATCGTGGATGGCACTTTGTCATCTGGACTGAGAAGAATGAACCATTGAAGTCTCTTATTCCCAAATCAACAAAACCGTTGAAACCCCTGAAGAAAACTTTGAAACCTTTTCGTAAGAAACGTGTGAAAAAGGTATAAATAAAGACATGAGTAATATATTCAACAGACTAGAACTACAGGCGTTCCGTGCGGGTGTTACACCACGAACCGATGAGTCTCGTGCATGGTTTATGAACAAAGCAAAGAATATGCGAAACATAAACCGAGAGAAGTTAATAAAAGAAGACCCTCTCATTCAGAGAAATAGAAATGGTGTGATTGGTAGTATGCAGATGTTCTTCTATGATCCCAAGCACAAAGATAAACTTCCGTACTACGATTTGTTTCCTTTGATTGTGGTGGTTGGGCCTGCGGAAGGTGGATTCTACGGATTGAACCTACATTACCTTCCACCCATTCTTCGTGCAAAGATGTTAGATGCATTGATGGAAACCGCCAACATGAAGGCGGGTGACAATGCAAAGTTTCAGATCACATACAAAAAGTTACAGGCAATCTCTAAGATGAAATTCTACGAACCCTGTTTTAAACATTATCTGACTAAACACGTCCAGAGTAAGTTCGCAGAAGTACCCATGCCCGAGTGGGAGATTGCAACCTTCTTACCGACTGCACAGTTCAGAAAGGCGAACTCTAAGAAAGTTTACGCAGACTCACGAAAAAGAATAGGTAGAAACGCATGATCGCAATTGATGAATTCAAATCCGAGATTGGTAAAGGTGGTGGTATGGCAATGGGGAATCTGTTCAAGATTTTCCTACCACCTCTTACACCACACGCACGGGAGATGAACCTGTTGTGTAAGGCAACATCATTGCCCGGCAGACAAATACTGTCAACCGAAAAACAAATGGGTCTACATACCACCAAGATTGCATATGGTCATGCGGTAGAAGATATGCAGTTGACATTCCATTGTCTCAATGATATGAAAATAAGACAATATTTTGAGGCATGGCAGAATCTGGCAGTCAACCAAGAGACCCAACAGGTTGGATACTTTAACGACTACACACATCCAGTCATTATCCAACACATTAAGAAGGGAACCGCATTCCCTATCGCAAAGAAAGAACTTTATGACGCAGGAAAGATTCCATCTTACCTTCGTAATAGATTACCAAGACTAGGGCCATTTGATCTTGCACAGGGTCAGTTTGACTTGAATTTAGTATTCGGTGATGATATCACCTATACATGTGTCCTAGATAAAGCATACCCAACAACAATGAATTCAATTGAGTTGAGTGATGACGGACAGTTACTTGAAGTATCGGTACAATTATCGTACAAGAACTGGAAGTCCAAAGGTGGAGACGCAATCGATAGTGGATTTATCGAAGGTCTCGCAGGCGAATTGATTAGAAAATTTTTATAACATTATTATTTGGAGAATAATATAATGGCATTACCTAAGTTAAACACAACCCCATCCCACGAGATGGTACAACCATCAACGGGAAAGAAGGTTCTATACAGACCTTACCTTGTAAAAGAAGAAAAGATTCTTCTACTTGCATTTGAGGGTGGTGATCAGAAACAAGCAATGAGAGCAATGATTGATGTTGTTGTAATTTGTTGTGAAGATGTGAAAGCAAAAAACCTCACAGTATTTGATGTTGAGTATATGTTTACGCAGATTCGTTCACGTTCAGTTGGTGAGACTGCTGATATTAATATCAAGTGTGAGAATGAAGAGTGTGGACATTCAACAGAATGTAAGATCAACCTACAGGATATTAAAGTTGACCTTCCTGATGTAAGTCCTATAGTTGAATTGACACCAAGTGTCACCTTGGAATTAAAGTACCCAGCGTTTCACGATTTTCTCAATAACTTTTCTGAGGATATGTCAGAAACTGAGTTTGGTTTCAAGATGATCGGTAAGTGTATTAAGACAATTATGACCGAGGACGAGAGAGTTGATGCGAGTGAGGTTAGTTCTGGAGAGATGCAAGAGTTTATTGATTCAATGACCAACTCACAGTTTGAAAAGATTGGTGAGTTTATGCAATCTGCACCATCAATGCAACACGACATTGACTTTAAATGTCCAGAGTGCGGTACGGAACAGAACAGAACACTGAAGGGCATCCAAGATTTTTTTTAGTATGCCTCTCACACGATAACCTTGTAAACCATTACAAGACTAACTTTGGCATGATGCAACATCATAATTACTCGTTAACAGAACTAGAAAATATGATGCCGTTTGAGAGGGAAGTTTATGTTGCTTTACTAGTAGAGCATCTTAAAGAAGAAAAAGAACGTCACGAACAAGAAGAACGTCAACGACAGAGATAGGAATAATGGCAGAGAAAAGTATAGGTCATCTGATTGAGGTGACCAAACAAGAAAACCAAGAATCACGCAGTGTGACCAAAGAGGTCGCATCTGAAGTCAGTGCGTTGTCTAAAATGTTTGGTAAGTACTTCAAAGACCTCAAGAACCAAGCAGGTGATAAACTAGAAGAAAAACGAGAGGAGAAAGTAGCAGCGGCAGGTGGTTTACCTGATCTCGGTCAACTTATGTCGGACACCAAGGGTATGGGTATTCTTGGAATGATCGCAGGTATCACTGCCGCAATTGCGGGTCTCGCAGTGGGTATCGTTGAAGGTTTTGTTCGTGCCGCAAAATTAATATTGAGTCCGTTTACCAAGACTATGGTGAAAATGGTCAGGTCTATAACAAAATTAGTGTTAGCACCATTCAGACTATTCGTTAATAAATTCTTCCCCGAAACAGGTAAGAAACTTCAGAACCAATTTAACCGTATAAGAAAAGTATTTACTAACGGTATTGCAAGAATTGCAAAGAGAATTGAGCAAATGAAGGATTGGGCAAAAGGTCTTGGTGGAAGACTGACAAGACTTGCTACCAATATCCGTCAAGCATTTACCAATGGTTTCCGAAACATCAATGTGGGATTACGTGGTATTGCCGGAAAGTTTAGGAAGTTAACGTTTGTTGAAAATGCGGCAAAGTTAATTGGTAAATTATTAAAACCATTCCGTGGTTTTGTTGATGACATCAAGCAACTAAAAGACTCTGTTACAGGTGCGGCAAAGACATCGGGTGATACTGCTTCAAAGATCAAAGATACGGCAAAGAAAGTTAAAAAGGTTTTCACCACACTGAAACAATCCTTTGGTGGATTCTTTAAAATATTCAGAACTCTTGGTCGTGTAGTCTTATTCCCTCTTACTATCATAATGACAATGGTTGATGCGTTCAAAGGATTCAAAGCAGGATTTGAGTCGGGTGGAATACTTGGTGGTGTCCTTGGTGCAATCAGTGGAGTCTTGATAGGAATTGTTGGAATGCCACTTGACCTACTCAAGAACATCGTGAGTTGGATAGCAGGTAAACTTGGGTTTGAGAACTTCTCAGAAATTCTGGATTCGTTCTCATTCTCCGATATGATTGGTGGTTTGTTCAACACAATCACAGATTCATTATTGGGTGTCTTTGATGCAATGAAAGACGAAACTGGTAAATTTGATTTCGGTAAGATGGTAGGGGTCGTAGTCGGTGGTTTGGTAAATGCAATAACCGCTCCTATACGTGCAATGATTAATGGTATTGCCTCTCTTTTAGAAAAAATACCTTTGGATATAGCACAATCAGGAGCAAGTTCACTCAGAAAAATGTCAAGTGCAATGATGTTTGACACTGGTGTCGGTGACGCAGTATCTGCACGAAAAGAAAAACGTGCAGAACTAGAAGCATCAAAAGAAAAAGAAACTGAGATAAAACCCAACCCTCCGATCAGTGCTGATGCGGTCAAAGATGCGACTCAGGAAGAAAAGATAGCAAATGAAGGAAAACAAACCGCAACATCCATGGCAGTTCAGACCATTAACGCACCCACAACCACAAACAACAGTTCCAGTAATGTCAATGTTGATGCTCCTACTGGCGCAGTAGATAACTTTGATGGGTTGACAAGATTCGCATAAAAAAAGGGTCTCCGAAGAGACCCCTATAACCATAACGGTTTATCCTAAGGCAAGGATGCTTTAGTCTCGGAAACCTTCACCCTTTACAAAGTGATGGAATCTGTGTGAGATTACTGCGAACAGCAACCTCACAAGACTTGTCTCCGAATAAGAACCATTCTCAGTATACAAGTGATACATGATTAGTCCTCAGCAGCGAGTTTAGCAAAGTATGACAATGTGTCATCTTCACCACCCGATGCTTGGATCGTTGGTTCTGGTGCAGTCTGAGAGACTACAGTAGGTTCCGCAGATCGGATCGGTGCAGTCTCAGCAGTCTGAGTCAACAGATCATTCTTTACAGTACTACCAGTACCAGTAGACTGACCTAGTACCACTTCCAGACGTGACTTCAGTTCATCATAAGACTTGTATGAGGACTCTGCAACAAACTCTGTCATATCATGTAACTGATTATAAGTAGATTCTAGTTTAGTCTCATCCGCATCAAATAATGCAGAAGTGGACTTGAACTCCGATTTATCATAGTTTCTGTAACCCGCAACATTACGAATCTTCAACTGGAAGTCAGCACCAGTCCAGAAGTCGAATGGGTTCACAGGTGTTTCGCCTGGGAATTGTGGTTGCATTACATCCATGATCTTATCAAAGATTTTCTTACCAAAGTCGTAAAGGAATACTTTACCTTCATTAGCAGGATTGGATGGGTCAGATACTACCATGATGTTTGCCACATAGTGCAGTCTACGTTTCTGTTTACGTGCGATCTCTTTATCTTCATCGATACCAGAGTTCCACAAACGAGAGTTGTGTTCACTCACTGGATCGTTGTTACCGAGAGTAGTCAGAGACTTCTCGACATACCACTGACCAGTTGGGCCTTTGAAGAAGTGATCAAAGTAACGTACCCAAGGTAGTTCTTGACCTTCTGCGGCAGGAAGAAATCGAATCTGTGCAAAACCATTACCATTGTCATCAACAGTGGGTTTCCAGAATCGAAGGTCTTCGTATTTGTTTTTAGATTGAGTTACCCCTGAGACTTCTTGTGCCGCTTGTGCGAGTTTAGAAACATCTAGGGAATTAGATTTTAGATTTGCAAAAGACATATTTGTATTCTCCGTATTTTTGCGTATTAGTTGTATTATGAGTATTCATTGTATCATAACGTAATTTAAAAGTCAATACCTTTATTTAGTATTTTACAGACTTCCACTTTTTTCGAGAAAATTCAACTTCATTGCTTCCATTTCTATTTTCTCTTTTATTGAGATGGCAATATATTTCTTGACATCTTCAATCTCTAGGTTGTTCTGTTCACACAGATAAACAACCGTGTCCATGTATGACATAGACTTTGTTCTTACACAGTCCTCCACCATCTTGGTGAATTTCTTCTTGTTCATAAAGTTAGACTCTTCTTGTGAGGAATCTACTCCACCTATCTGAAAATCAACTTGCATAATCTTTATCCTTCTCAAACTCCAGTTCAAGTTCACGAGTCCATACTTGAGCAATGTCTGGATACCATGTACCATAAGAGCGTTTGGGGGTTCCGTCAGGATAGTATGCCATAGCAATACACACCTTCTGGATTCTCCCCTCACGTTGTTCACCATAACGAAAATCAGACCACACACCACCACTGAGATACTTCTTCATATTGGAGATGTAGGTTTCAAGGTCTTGGTACTGTGCTCGTTCCTTCGAGACCTTAGAGTCTTTATAACTCTTCAATCCTTTGAGTTCATCAGTACAAGACTTCACCCAACCTTTAACTTTTTTCCAATGTAAGAAGTGATCTTCATCCAAGTCTCTGATACTGTGGTGTACCGACTTACTACCATCCGCACCACGTGCTTCCCTTGCCTTCGCAAGTCTTTCCACTGCCGCCTTCTTCTGTTCATCAGACATTGGTTTACGTCTGCGTTTCACTTTCTTACGTTCAAAACCTAACGCATCCAGATTTGCCTTCTTCTTGGCATCTCTGGTGCGTTTTGCTTTTTGTGCGGGTGTTAGTTTCTTTGGCATAGTATTATATAGTATATGTTATACTGCATTAAAAGTCAAGAGGGAATCAACACGAAATGATCTCCAGTCCTGCAAATCCAAATCAAATACTCGAACCGCCAGTTGGTTCTTCTCGGTATTTGCATTCGCATCAGTCTTGGGCATCTTGTCCGCTGGTATCTGATCGGATACCAATGTTGCTCTCATCTCACGTACTCCACCATCCTTCACTTTTGTGAACGACAAGTTTACTACACCTTCACGTAAGGTGTCAACGATTTCACTATAGGTCATATCAATCTTCTCCATTGTTTTCCTCTATAAAATAATCTTGGTATGTGTAAAACTTCCATATCAAGAACGAAACGTCTAAACAGAATCCATCGGAAAAGTTTAGACTGATAGATGGGGTCAACCATATCTCTCTTTCATATGTCCACATATTACTAAAGCAATATATGCGACCCCAAAGTTTAAATCTCATTACGCTACCCTCTTCTCTTGAAACCAACTAGGCACTTCACGGTTAGTCCATTTTGCCATGTATGATTTCTCGTTAATGTAATACTTACGATATGCATCTACTGGATCATTCATCTTACAATGGTCTGGCATTGCCTGTGCGAACTTACTCGTCTTGACAACTTGCTTGATGTTCCTTGGAGCAAACCACAACTGACCTTTCAGTTTCTCTTCGGTCATGTGAACCTTACCATATCGTCTGGTGTACTCCTTACACAACTCTTGGAAGTGTTTGTACAACCATCGGTAGTTCTTGTCGTTCTCACGAACCCAGATGTTGGATGGATGGTTGACATGGGATGCCTTGTACAAGAGTTGTTCTTGGGCAGTTGGTTTCAGTCTCCACCGTTTGATGTTGCGACCATTCTTGGTCTTATCAAGATACAGTTCACCATCCAATACACGATGTGCAGTAGACATGAGTTGAGCGTACTCAACAATCATCTTGACCACATGTTTGTCACACATCATCTGTGCGGCAATTTTGGGATCATTGTCCAAATGAAATATGTTCATCTCATAACCTCGTAAATAATAAATCCGATCATACCAACATACAGTGTTGACCAATACGTAAGGTCTAATCGGGTCAGTTCAATTTTCATATCATTGATATCTCAGCAAGATATTGTTCAACATCACCCATTGTGAGATTACCAACAACATCATTAGTTATGTGTGTATCATAACACAGGTCACCATCATTGTCAAGTACCGCAATCTCATAGAGACCTTTTCTGCCTCCAAAGGACATATCATGCTTGACCACAGAGGCACCATAACCATTATCAAATTTATAGACGAGTTGATACCCATTCAATTCTGGCATATCAAACTTCTCAATTGTGCAACCACCTTGGATTGATTTAACTTCCGATTGCATTATAGTATCCTTCTGCCATCACACGATATTTTAATTCATTTGAAACTTGTTCTTTGACATAGAGTTCGGAACCAGTAAACCAAGCACACGCATCACGCATATCATTCAGTTCAGATGTAGGGATGACAGTATCAATCGGCATCTTCCAGTTCTCCATACCCTCGGTGAGTATCTCAAACTTCTAGGTCAG